TGGACGTGACCGAACTGCCCGAGGTGACCGCCGCGGACGCCGGCAAGGCGCTGACGGTGAACGCGGAAGGCAAGTGGGTGGCCGCTGCGATCCCGAGCCAGCTGCCGGCCGTGACATCGGAAGATTCCGGCAAGGTGCTGACCGTGAGCGCCGGCGGCGAATGGGGCGCGGCTGCGCTGCCTGAATAAGCCACAGCGGGAGACAAAGAAGACCAACAAGTGAGGAGCTGAAGACCATGGCCGAAAACAACGACATGATGGCGATGGTGCGCCGGTTTGCCGGAGCGGATCCGGAGGCCGATGACGCCGTGCTGGAAATGTGCTATTCCGCGGCCGTGGCGTGGTACGAAGAGGCCGGGGTGCCGGAAAACCCGGAGAGCGACCTTTGGAAGTTCTGGGTGTGCAATCTGGCGGCCTGGATGTACGACAACCGCGGAAACGCGGAAGCAAGCGCGGCGATTCCGATCTACATCGTGACCAGCGTGCACCAGCTGCGGAAGCGGGTGCCGCCGTATGCGACCGGCGACGCCGGAAACCGGGGCCGGAGGTGACGGCTGATGGCGAAGATGAAGGCCGGAGACCTGCGGTGCCCGGTGGACCTTTACAAGCCCACAACAGTGACGGGAGACCACAACCGGCGGATCACGACCTTCGGGAAAGTGGCCACGGTGATGGCGGCGAAAAGCGACGTGAGCGGCCGGGAATTCTTCCAGGCGCACGCGGTGAACGCTGAGGACATCGTGACGTTCACCATCCGGTGGCGGGACGACATCGACACGACCTGGCGCGTGAAGCACGGGGCGGACGTTTTCAACATTCTGGAAGTGAACCACCTGGGCTACATGCGGGACTACCTGCGGCTGAAGTGCCGGAACGTGCGGGGCGGGGGTGTTTGATGATGGCGGACGAAGTGGAAATCGTCGAGACGGAGGACACGATCACGGAGACCGTGACTGCAGAAGAGCGGGATCTGATCGACCAGCTGATCGACGACCTGAACGACGGGGTGGACGGCGTGATCTTCGACCGGGACCTGATCGACACGAACCGGCCGGGCGACTGGGGCGCGGTGTTCCTGAGCGGCGAAGACAACGCGGAATGGGCCGACGGGCACATGGTGGACCAGGACCTGGCGATCCGGGTGTGGGCCGTGGTGAGCGACCGCGGGAGCGGCGTGAAACGACAGGTGCAGGCGGTGCTGAAGACCTTCTGCGACACCTGGCGGACGGGCTGGCGGTTTGTCAGTCGGACATACGCGAGCGACCTGGAAAAGTTCGAATGGTGCTGGGAGATCAGCGTCGAGGGGCCTTTGGCGGAAGAGGTGGGCGACTGATGGCCACGTGCAGAGTGAGCGGGTTTGAACTGGTGGAGCAGCAGCTGAACCGGATGGGGCGGCCGATGATCCGGCAGATCGTGGAAGCCGGGGCGAAGGCAGCCGAAAAGGTGATGGCCGACGCTACGGAGGAAAAGGGCCACATCCGCACCGGGGAAATGATGCGCAGCATCGGGCCCAACGAATACCGGGAATTCCTGAACGGCGGCAGCGTGGACGTTTACCCGCAGGGAGACGACAGCAAAGGCGTCCGAAACGCCTTGAAGGCCTACGTCACCAACTACGGCAAAGGAAAGCGGCCGAACACCAAGTGGCCGCGGAAACACCCGCGGAAGAACCGGACCGGGGACAAGTTTATCACAGGGAACGATGGAAAAACGGAGGCGGCCGTCACGGAGGCCATGCAGGCCGAGAGCAACCGGCTGGTAGACGAAATCAACAAATAGAGGAGGACCATGACATGGCCAAGACAACCTGCAAGAAATTCACATACGCGAAGTACGCGAGCGGTGGCGAAGGAAGCGCCATCGTGTACACCGGCGGAACCATGATGGATGACTACCTGGCAAAGGTGGACATCACTGAGGACCGCACCGACGAGAAGGAGTACGCTGACGGCCACCTGATCGACAGCGAGAAGATCCCCACCGCGGTGCACATGGTGCTGGAGCTGGTCAATAACAACGCCCAGATCAAGAAGGACGTGCTGGGGCTGAAGGAAGGCACCGATGGTGAGATGCAGCTGACCGAAAGCGACCCGCCCTTCGTCGGGGCCGGCTGCCTGATGGCGAACCGGTTCAAGGGCGTGATTACCTGGGAAGGCTACTGGATCTACAAGATCCAGTTCGCGCACCAGGGCATCAGCGCGGAGACGCGGCGCGATCGCACAGCCTTCGGGCACGACAACATCAACGGCGACGGCGTGGCCGTGCAGCTGGGAGCGGACGAAGAGGTCTGCTTCTACGCGCACAAGGACGGCATGACCGAGACGGCAGCCATCGCCTGGCTGAGAGGCCACGCCGGCATCACCACCCAGAGCGGCGGCGGCCAGAGCGGCCAGACCTGAACCGGCGGTACCGACACCGGAACCGGCGGAACCGGAAGCTGACGAGAACGGCCGGAGGGCTACGGCCTTCCGGCCGTGTTTTTTGATTCCAGGGGACTTTCCGGGATAACGCAGGCGCCGGCAGACGCCGCGCGCCGACTGATTTTGAATTTTGGACAGGAGGACGGGAAAATGGCGAAGATTGTGATCCGGGGGAAAGAGTACGACCTGTGGCTGGGGCTTTGGGCCATGGAACAGATCGAAGAGCGATACGGCAGCATGGAAGAGGGACTGAAAAAGTTTGTCAAAGAGAAGAAGATCAGCGAGATCAAGTTCTTTTTTGTGACGCTGGCGAACTGCGGACGGAAGCGGGCAAAACTTCCGGCAGACCTGACGGAGAATATTTTGGACACGGCGAACCTGGCGGACCTGGAAGCCATCGCCGCGGCGATGCGGGACACGCTGGACGAAGCACGGCGGACAGAGACCGTTGGCGGCGGGCCGGCCGACGATGAAGGCGAGGACGCGCTGGCGGCGGAGTATGACGCAAAAAACGGATAGACCGGCGAGAGATGCGGGTCCGCGAGTATTACGGATACGCGCTTATCGCCGGGATTGGGCATGAGGAAGCGGAAATAACCGCGCCGGGGTACATACTGGACATGTACATGATGCGGTTGAAATATGACGCGAAGCTGGCTGCAGCGCGTGCTGCCGCCGGGCTTTTTGGGTAACGTTCGGTTTTTTTAGAAAATTAACCAGGCTTTTCATCCGGATCCGTCCCGGACGATCCGGATGCCAGGAACGAAAAGACGAACAAAAGAGATCTAACGACGGTCGAAACGTTCGGAAAATGAGGTGGACAGATGATTCTAAAAAGGCGGGTGGCCCTGAACGGGGTGCAGCTGGACAGCGTGGACAACCGGGTGCTGATCCAGACAGCGGAACCGCAGGCCGGGAAGATGGCCATCAGCGGGAACAGCCTTTGGGGAGCGGACGGCAGCCGGGTGACGAACATCCACCGGGACAGCGTTGACGTAAACGTTAAATTTTCGATTAACGAAAAGAGCTATCACCCGGAAGAGCGGTCGGCGGTTTTTGAAAAGGTGATGGCCTGGGCCGCCGCGGGCGGGTGGCTGACGGTGAACAACAAGCCGAACCGGCGGATCCGGGTGATCTGCGCGCAGCCGCCGGGCGAAGGCGACCTGATGAACCGGAACCAGTATACAATCGTTTTCCGGGCCTACGGGGTGCCCTACTGGCAGGAAGAGGAAGCGGTGCGGGTTCGGTTCAGCGGGAACGGCGGGAGCCGCGTTTTCGGCGTGGGCGGGAACGTGCGCACGGTGATGGACTGCAGCTTCCGGAACACCAGCGGCGGGACGATCAACAGCCTGACAATCACGGCCGGGGGCAGCAGCTTTGCCTTCACCGGGCTGGGCCTGGGGAACGGGGAGACGCTGACCATCGACCACCCGGACGACGGGAAACACAGCTGGCTGCGGATCCGGATCGGGAACCGGAGCGCGATGGCGGCCCGGACGGCGGGCAGCAGCGACGACCTGTACGTGATGCCAGGGGAGCGGACGGTGAGCTTTTCCGGCGGGAGCGGCGTGGCGGAGTTCAGCTGCAGCGGGCGGTTCGCCTGAGGAGACAGGGAGGACAGGATGAAGGCGAAGTTGGAGCTGATTATCACCCACTGGCGGGAGCCGTGGGCGATCTGTGAAAAAATGTTTCAGATGCTGGACGTGCAGCGGGGGATGACGCGGGACGAGTGCCGGGTGACGGTGGTGCAGGACGGCGAGGACAGCGGCGGGCTGGACTTTGCGAAGCTGATGCGGAGTTATCCTTTCGTGACGCGGGTGATCCGGATCCCGAAGAGCGGGATCAGCGCGGCGCGGAACGCCGGGATCGACGCGGCGGACGCGGAGTTTGTGATGTTCTGCGACTGCGACGACATGTTCTACACATGCGACAGCCTGCGGACGTTCCTGGACGCCATCGATGAGGACCGCGGGGCGCACAACGTGATCTACGGCAGGATGCTGATTGAAAACCGGGACCAGGCGGGGCGCTGGTTCAAATCGCCGCAGGACTGGAACATGATCTTTGTACACGCGAAGGCCTGGCGGCTGGACTGGCTGCGGGAACGGGAGCTGCGGTTCGTGGAGGGGCTGGACTATTCAGAGGACAGCCTGTTCATCGCGGAAAGCGCGATGGAACTGCGGCCCGGGCAGATCCGGGGGATTCCGGAACCGGTTTACATGTGGTGTATGCGGGACGGGAGCTGCACCAGCGACCGGGCGAACGACAAACGGAACCGGGCGCACGTGTGCAAGCACCGGATCCTGCTGCCGCGGATCGCGCAGCGAAGGCGGCCGAACGAGACCGCGCCGAAGGCGCTGCGGGCGATCTGCGACGCCTTCTACGACATGACGGGCGGAAGGATCAGCGGCGAAGAGCGGGCGGAGCTGGAAGCGAAATACGCGCGGGAACTGGTGGCGCCCTGGTGGGGCATTGCACAGACGACGGAAGCGGAAGAGGCGCGGCTGATCATGGCCGCGGCCCGGGAGGCCGCCGTGCGGAACGGCGGATTCCGGGAGGAAACGATGCTTTTCCGGGACTGGGTGCAGGAGATGCTGAAGAAAGCGAAGGGGTGAGAACGTGGCGGGCAAAGAGATCAAACAGCGGATCGTGCTGGAAGGCGAGAAACAGTATAACCAGGCGATCAAGGAAGCGCAGCGGAACCTGAAGACGCTGAAGAGCGAGCTGAAAGCGGAGACGGCGGAGCTGGGCAAAAACGCCACGGAACAGCAGAAGGCGGAAACAAGGGCAAAGAGTCTGCAGAAGCAGATCGCGGAACAGGAAAAGGTCGTCAAGACCCTGCGGGAAGCCCTGGAAGCGGCCAAAAAGGAATACGCCGATAACGAAGACGTCATCCAGAAATGGGAGCAGAAGCTGAACAGCGCGCGGGAAACCCTGGGCAACATGAAGAGCGAGCTGGACGGCGTGGGCGGCGGGCTGAACGGCCTGCGGGAAGACGCGAACGCGGCCACCGTGGCCACCAAAAGCGTGGCGGACGCCCTGGGCCAGATCGGCAGCGCCGGCGACAGCGTGGCCGGGGCGATCGAGGGGATCTTTTCCAGCGTGATCGACGTGGTGCGGGACGCAACGGTCGAGCTTTGGGACATGATCAGCGAGACCGCAGCGCGGGCCAATAACTGGACGGATATTGCGGGATACTGGAACACGGACCCGCAGACGATCCAGCAGTACGCCCGGGCGGTGCAGGCCACGGGGAACAGCTTCGAGGACCTGCAGAGCGCGGTGACGAAGCTGGTGCTGGGCGGCAAGGGCCAGAAGATCAGCGAGATGATCGGCATCAGCGACGCGAACTACCGGAACGAATGGGACTACGCGATGGCCATCATGAACGAGCTGTACACGATGCGCGAGCGCGGGGATAACATGACGCCGATCTTCGAGGAGATCTTCGGGGCGAAGAAGGCCACGTCGGTGATGGACCTTCTGAACGACTGGAAAGAAATCCAGGGCCTTCTGCAGACCTTCAACGGGAACGAAACCGGCTACGGCATGAGCGACGAAGAGCTGGGAACCATGAACGACCTATGGGTCAAAATTAACGAAATCGAACAAAAGTG